CAAAATCGCAGTGTCGTCAGCAATTGTAAAAGCAAATGCTGGGTTATTCGACTTGTCCGGATACTGGACTACCTTCGTCATCGATTTCACCTACTTCCCACATATTTGCATTCATACTTTGAAGCAAATTAATTTGTTGTTGTAATTGAGTAGCCTGTTTGTTGATAATCTTCAAAACGTTATCACTGGCCTTATTAGACTTTAGTCTTGCAATTGTAGCGGCAAAATTTCCAATAACATTGCCAATTGTTACCTGCGGAGTCTTACTAGTTCCAGGAAAAAGCACCATAGCTGTAATCCGAGACTCCACATCTAGCCCCGACCGAGACCGAATAAAACCACTATTAGCTACGGATACACTCTCATCAAATTTTGAACCAATTGAACCTTCTCTAAACTGGTGATAATCCATACTCAATTGTAATAGTGGGTAATCTTGTAGCTTAGTCTTTGCTTCGGTCAATAATTGATTTTTATCAGTACAGTTTTCATTACTATATTCTTCGGCAGCAATTTCTGGATATCCATATTGCTTAACTGCCGGGGATTCATAATCAACATCGATTGTGGGTTTCTGTGTTTTATCGTCTGTTTTACCGTCAGCATGAATGGTCGTCGTGATTGTTGTATCATCGTAATGCCGTGTAATTGGTCCTACATTTGCGCCTTCCAAGAAAACAAATGATTTTGTTTTTCCAATTTTATGGTAAATGTCGATATGATAATTACTGAAAGCATACTCAACATCAAACGCGCCAGGGATAGTGTTTGACAGTATATCTAATGCAGTACCTGTTACAGCATCTGAAAAGTAGTGTGAGTGATTGCCGTAATCATCGTGAATCGTATACGTAAATTTTGTATTCTCCACTAACTTTTTCATCATGTCATCCAATTTCAATGTCACTGTCTGATTGGTATCATCTTTCGTATTATTCGAGAAATCATTTTTGATACGTTTAAATGCTAGATCATGCAAAACGCTCAACGCTGTAATTTGGCAGGTCTGAATATTCCCAATTTTCACATATGAATGATCTGTTTCCCGATACCATTCACCATCCAATTGAAATAGGCAGAGTTCACTAATCATCGAAAATCCAGTTAAGTTTTCTGGCCATTCATAGGCAGTAAACTGTAGCTGAGTCGGTTGCATTAGATCAACGTTCAATTGCTGACTGCCATTTTTAATCAGCGGCGCCTCATTGCCTAACAAATCCTTAATCACAATCAATTTACATCCCTCCTATCCGTTGTAATAAAAACGGGTATCAATCGAGACGTCACAGTCCCCTTGATACCCGCTTAACTTAAATGTATTCCAGCCTTTAGCCAGATCAATCATGGCATGATTACCATTGGCAAAATCCGGCGTATTGTTCAGCAGTGGCCATGCACCAAATAACTCAAACGTGCCGTCAATAGCCGCATTGTAGACAAACGTCTGGCTCGTCGTTGTGTTTTCAATTGTTAACTTACTAGCCTTGCCTTTAAAAGTAATATGCACCGGTCGCTCCTCGGCCAGTAATGGAATACTGCTAGGATTCAGCACCTTAAACGTTGCTTGATTGTGCCAACTGTACGGTAGTGCCACATTATCAGGTAGGCCCATACCAAAACCCCACCCAGTGTTACTACCATCAAAAGCATTCAACGATGTGGCCGCTGTTTCAGCGTAGCCATCATTGCAGATTAGATTAAAACTAATGTCACCACCCATATAAAAATTGTCGTAAAAGCCAAACGGCTGCTGTTCGGCTTTAACCTTCCAGCGCAAAGCTAACTGCCGGCAATCGTAAATATAGAACGGATCCATGCTACTAAAAACTTCAAAAAAAGCCCGACGTTGCAAAATCACGTCATAACGATCTTCTGCGAAAACATCCAGCTTAAATGGTATTTGTAGGGCACCAACTGTGGTCCCTGTATCAACGACGCCATAAGTGCCAATGGCCTCACTGGTGTGTTGATAATTGGCACTAGGTGGCTCAAATTGGATCACACGCATGCCTAATTCGTTTAGGTCGTAGGTTGTTCCATCAGACCGTTGCACGATTACTGTTCCCGTCATCATCACCACCCATTTCTAGTTTGTTGGATCCGTACTGACTTATTCAGCAATAGTTGCATCTTAGGGAATGTTTCACTAGCAATCACACCACTATCCAGCGTCATATTGACCGTTACATCACCAGATAAGGCTTCGCTAAACGCATTCAGTGCACTGGTCAGCTTGTCTGTCAAAGCTTGGCCAGTTGCTGAATTACTTGATGTGTTGCTACTAGTTGTTACACCAGTTGGCGCTGTCGTTTGTACTGCGCGGAATCCGGAAGCTGCTTCCGGCGTTACTGTGCTCATTACAGCACCAGTCGGATCTACTTCAGCCCCAGGTAATTTTAACTGAGGCATGGCCGCCGGCTGAACTTGCTGTATGCGCTCCAGTAGTCCGTTGGTCAAACTAATCGCTGATGGTCGCCATGGATTAATGACAAATTCGTCTTGCCCAGGCACTTCACCGATTAACGCCTGTGTCGGTCGAGTCACATGCATCCCTTCAGCCATCCGGCGGTGCCCAGTTGGTCCCCAACCATGGTAGGCAATGTCGCTACGCCAATTACTATCGTTAAAGAAAGCTTTGAGCGCTGACATAGGGTCCATGCTATTACCACCAACCGAATAAGCGCTAAAGGTTTGGTCTTTGAACTGTAGAATTCCTTTGGCAGGGCCAGTACCATCATGATCATCAATCCCATACTTGCTAACCCCACCAGATTCGCCTTGAATCAAGCGTTGAATTCGAGCAATGTCGCTAGATGTGACGTGAACATGCATTGCCTCGGCAGCTTCTTTGATCATGCTCTCATTGTACTTGCCACCTTTGGAACCGTCATTCAGTTCCTTGATACGCCGCAAACCGGCAAACGGTAAGTTATTATGCAACGCTGAATAACCAACACCAGTAGCAGGATCCCGAGCGGCAAAAGTCTTGTTGCCACCAATAAACATGGCCACGTGCTCAATCCCACCAGGGCCATAAAATGCTAGGTCCCCAGTCTTGGCCTCTTTTTCAGAGATAGATTGTGAGCGGGCGAATTGTGCGCCAGAAAAGTGAGGATAGGTGACCCCGACCTGTTTCAGGGCCCACATAATTAAACCAGAACAGTCAAATGAGTTTGGCCCTGTGGCACCCCAAACATACGGTTTGCCTTCCTGAGCCTTAACCTTTCTAACAAATTCACCGCGTGAACCAGAACCGCTGGAGCCCTCAGACATCAGTAAGTCAATCAGCGTCTTTAGCCAATTTGTTTGTTTCTTTTCAAATCCCTTAGCTGCTTGTCCATTCGCTGTACCTGCTGAACCTGAAAAATCACTCATATTAAATGATTTATCGACAAACTTATTCCAGTTTTCAAATGGATGTGTCATGAACTTGTAGGCATCCCCAAATAAATTGGTGATCCAGTCTATTACACTTGCACCAGTTCCTTTCGCGTAAAGTGGCATGCCAACCTTGCCCATCATATCTGATATTTGTTTCGTTTGAGATCCAGAGAATACACGTGCACCTTCAGGTAGTTGTGTCATCGTTGGAATAGATGGCGACATTGCCAATGCACCATTACCGTAGTCAATTAATTCAGGCATATACCCATCACCAACAATCGCCGTTTCCGGAGCTGATAAAGTACCAACAGTTCCGTGGGCATGTCCTGTATATCCACCAAATGCGCCGCCAAATCCCGATACTTTTCCTGATTTAGTCGTGACAGAATTATGTGATACATTACCTTTACCACCAAGTTTATTGGATAAATCATTTGAGGTTTTAATTCCTTGATTGTAGTTATCGTTAACAGAGGCTACGATTGCTCCTGCTATATTAATTGGTAAATAACTGTAGTCATAAATTCCTTGCCCATAATCTGAAGCAGTCTTACTACCATGCCGATGAGGTTCATCATTTGGTGTTAATGCGTGTGCGGAATTATCTTTAACTGTTGATGAATTTTTAACGGCTAATCCGTTTTCTGCTAAAATACCGGCACTGAAGTCGCTGCCGTGTTTCTTACCATGGCTATAGGGCTGACCATCTGGTGTTAGATGATTGGCTGCGTTATTACGTACTTCATCAGCCGCCGCACCTGCTTCACCTTTTTTACTTTTCATCCCATTGTTGTAAGACTTAATCGTATTCTTTCCAGAACCAGATGTGTCAACGTAGGTTTCACCTTTAATAAACTTTTGAAGGCCGGCCATAAACTGTTGAATATCAATCCGACGGGTATTATAAGCCTTAACCAGACTTTTAATAGTGAATGTTCCGGCACCACTTAAATCAATCTTAGTACCTTTACCTACGGCATTTTGAATCTTCTTTAAGGCAGCATTAGCATCAGGCATCCCTAGCGCAATCCCATTGGCTAACGTTTCAATATCTGATTTACCATAATCAGCTAGGTTCTTGCTGAACACCGTCTTCATTTGAGCACCATATTGTTTCTCTAAGTCGGCAGTGTCCACGACCCCTAATTTGAGACCTTGTTTAAGGGTATTAATATTCTGCTTGCTAACCTTATCCAAAGTAGGCCCTTCAGAATAAATTCGAGTTAGGCTAGCTTGAAAGTTCTTCTTAAGTTCATCTTCATTTGTTAAGCCCATACTTAACGCGATTTGAAGCGTTTTGATGTTGTCTTTACCAAGACTACCCAGGTCCATCTTGTAAATACTGTTTAACTGGTCACTGTATTGCTTTTTAATGGCATTTTTATCTGTAATACTACCGTGCTTATAGGTATCACTTAATGATTTAAGCTCGTCTTTACCCAATTTGCTTAAATCAGTTGGGAACAATTCATAAACTTGATCACCAAATTTCTTCTTAAGAGATTTTAGTGAAATCATCCCATTCTGATAAGCGTTAGCTAAAGTCTTAATGCCTTGGGCACCAACTTTATCAAGGTCACTTGGAAATAGATCAATAATCGAATCATGGAATTGCCCTTTAAGTTGCTTGATTGATACGGCGCCGGCTTCTAACCCTGCAACCAATTGTTGCTTGGTGTCATTATCCAAGTCATTGATGCTAGTAAGGTTTTCACTCTTCAAATCTGCCATGATATTAGCAAAATAAAGTTTAGCTTCAGATGCACCTTTTTTAGAACCGCTCTTAAAATCATTCCAGAACTGAGTCGCAGTCTTACTACCATATTTACCAAGATCGTATTTCTGAACGGTGTCGGTTAAATCTAAGCCCCATTGCTCAGCAACCTTACTTGAATCCCCAAGTGTCCCTTTTTGTAACCCTTTGATATAACTGTCATGACTGGCACTTGCTACTTCTTCAAGTTTAGACCCTTGTTTAGTTAAATCGTTACGTAAATCTTCGGCATCCTGGTCAGCCTGCAATCGTGCCTGCTTACGATTGAGTCCCATTTTTTCATACGCCTTTTCCTGTTTAGCAGCATAATCATCGAGTTCTTTTTCGATGGATCCATGAGATTTTTTCTGTTCGGCAATGTAGTCTTCATTCGATTTCTTAGCATCTGCCACCCATTGCTTTTTGGTGACGTAGTCCTTAGCCACATAATCATAATAGGCTGTGTACCATTTGCCGGTACTATCCTGCATTTCCTTGGTTTGTGCGCTATCCAAGGTAGTTGCTTCTTCGGAAACAGTCCCACGATATCTAAGGAACTGATCACCGGTGTTCTTGTAGTGGTTGTACGTGGCAGTGGCCGTATTATTGAATTCAATACTGGCTTTCGCCTCTTGTTGATTCCGTTCGGCGTCCAACATAGCCTTAGCCTGGTTCAACTGCGACTCAGTTAAATTGGATTGTTCTAATGCCTTGAGTCGTTCATTATAAGTCTTCTTGGCACTAGCAGTTGTCTTCTTATATGCCGCGTCTGCTGCTTTCATATCAGCATCCAACATTTTATTAGTCAAATAGCCGTGCTGATTCGTATACTCACGCTGTAATTTCAATTGATCATTATACGAAACACCAAAGGCAGAGGTCTGGCTATCAATATAATTTTGAGCATTTTGTAATTGTTCACGCTGTTCAGCAGAAAGTTTGGATAAGTCGCCACCAACTTTAGTTAGAAGATCATCAATGGTCTTCTTTGCATCATTTAATTTACCAATCTGCTTGTCATAAGATGAATTAACACCAGCAGCCACATTTTTGGACCATTCTGCGCCAGCCGCGCCAAATGAAGCTGAAATAGAATTAAGCGCTGTTAAGCCCTTCGACTTGGTTGAATCAAACTTAGTAATCACTTTATCAGCCATTTGGTTATACTTGCTAACAACATCAGCTGATAACTTTTTCGCTTGATCACTAGTTGCTGTATCCAACATGGCCATATCATTTTTAGCTTTATCATGTAAATCATTAAATGACCTAATTGCTTTTGCTGTGTTATCTGAAACATTAACACCAAAGGTATCCATGGTCTTCTTATAATGTTCAACCTCGGCTTCATGATCTTTGTGCGCTTTAATAGCAAAATAGCTGGCCGTTCCGATAGCCGCAACGCCCAAAGCGACTGGTGCAGCAGCTACCGCTAATGAACCCATCCCTGAAACAACAGAGCCAAATGATAGACCTAATCCAGCAAGCTTGGGAGCGGTACTAGTCGCACCTTCGGCAACTTCGCCAATCGCAGTAGTTGCTTTGGGTACTTCGTAACCTAAATTGGTAAATAGGGCAGCCATCGGCTTTTCTTCAGCCGCAACTTTGCCCATGCCTGACCCCATTTGCGCCAACCAAGTCAGCAATCCAGGACCGTGTTCTAATAATCCACCCATCGTAGTAGTTAGTTTACTGGTCACTGACAAAACAGGCCCCATTGCGGCAGCTGTTAAGGCCGCGTTGATAATCATCTTCTGGGTGCCTTTATCCAGACTGTTGAACCAATCAACCAGTTTCTTAGCATCATTCAGCAGATCAGTAGCCAATGGTAACAACTGCTGACCAGCATCAATTGCTAACACATGTAGTGACTGCTGAAATTTATCCACATTGGCCTTAGCTGTGTTGTTCATAGTGTCAGCCAGTTTCTTTGTGTATCCAGTAGCGCCTTTAGTTTGCGCAGTTAAATCACGCAGCTTGTCGCCACCTTCTTGAATTAAGATGTTCATTCCAGCCTGAGCTTCGGCACCAAAGGCCTGTGATAAAGCAGCCTGTCGATTTTCAGCCGTCCAACCCTTGGTATTGTTCTTAATTTTGTCCAACATATCAGGCAACGTCAGTGTGCCTTTCTTAAAATCTTCAACGCTAACGCCCATTTTCTTGAAGGCCGCTGTGTTCTGTGCAGTTGGATTCATTAATTGATCTAATGCACCACGTAACGCAGTCCCAGCTTTCTGGCCTTCAATCCCTTGGTTAGACATTAAGCCAATGGCCGCAGAAGTTTGTTCCAGGCTCATATTCAAGCCATGCGCTACTGGCCCAACGTATTCCATGGCTTCACCCATGTCACCGAAGCCTGCTGACGTTTTGTTAGCCACATAGCTTAAACTGTCGGTTACTCGCTGCGTGTTCTGAATCATTTTGGCCGTATTATTCGACTTCAGACCAAACTGTTCTAGTGTGGCGGTGGAAACCTTCATCACTGAATTAAAGTCTTCTCCGGAAGCTTTAGACGCATTGAGGATTGACCCCATAGCGCCTAATACTTGGTTGTAAGAATAACCTTTCTTCAGTAATTCGGTCATCCCATTGTTGATGTTTGTGGTCGAAATCCCGTACTCAGTGGACCACTTCTTACTGGCCGCACCTAGACTATCCAGTTGCTTGCTCATTTGAGCTGCACTGGTATGCCCATCATCAAGCAATGCACCCATGGCCTTGATCTGGCTATCGAAATCAATAAAGGCTTTAGTAGCTGCGCCGGCGGCTGTGACGATTGGCACTGTCATGGTCATAGTGGCTTTAGAGCCAACTTCACCCATTTTGGTGCCGACGTCTTTCATCCGCGTACCTAACAGCGTCACCTTATCAGCGGCCATTGCCATTTCTGGCGATAATCCACCAACTGCCTTTTCAAGGTTTCTGGATTCGGCTACCAGTTTAGTTTGTTCCGATGCAAGTTCCGCATACTTACCTTTGGCCTTTACCACCGCTTGAGACTCTGCACCGTGCTCTTCGGTGAGTTTGACAATGGTTGATTGTTGTTCTTTCATCTTGGCACTGTTTAAGGTTAATTCCGTGCGCAAACTAGCCAGCTTGGTAACTTGGCTAGATAATTTAAGCCCTAGCGTTTCTTGAGCAGTAGCAACGTTTCGATAAGCCGTAACCTGTGAGTTAAGTTCAGTACGCGTTTTGGCCAATGCCTGGGCTTGCTTTTCAGTGCTATTGGTATTGCGTTGCCCCTGATCACCTTCACCTTTTTCAGCATCAGTTAATTTTTTGGTGCTGTCAGTAGCGGTCTTAGACTCATCGCCTAGTTTCTTAGTGGAGTCAGCTTGTTTCTTGGTGCTATCCGCGCCTTTTTTAGCCTGATTTGCTTGTTGCTCCTCGTTATCAGCTAACTTCTTGGTCGCTTCGGCGGCGTCTTCTGTTTGACTAGCGGACTTCTTAGACTCATCCCCAGATTTCTTAGTCGCCTCAGTTTGTTTCTTTTCTGCTTCGGTTAACTTTTCCGTAGATTCAGTAGCCTCTTTGGACTTCTCACCTAACTCATCAAGTCCCTTACCAGCACCAGAACTGGTGGTGTTGCCAATCTTCTCAAAGGCTTTAGCTAAATCATTAGCGCCCTTCAAGGCATCTTTAGTCAACGCTTCAACCTTGATTGTTACAACATTATCTTCTGCCATGTCTTACTCACCTCCTAATAGCGTCCGGCTTCGCGTAGCTCCTTGATTTTCAACATCTTGTGCGGCATATCCAAAGGTGCCACGATTGCACCAACTTCAGCATCTGTTAACTTGCCTTCTTTTTTCAATGGATCCAGACTGTATAACAACTTCATCTGTCGGATATAGTCCTGGTATTTCTTGGTCTGTCGCTTAGCATCATCACTAGCGTCATCAGGCGCATCCTTAGGAATATCCATCACCCGATAATTGACTACTTTCCGGAAAAAGGTATCATCATTCAGGCCGTCCAACATAGCATTAAAGGCCTGCCAAGTTAACGCATCTGTCTTTAAGTCAATTTGATACTGTTGCAAAAAGGCGGCATAAATTAAACCAGCGTCTTGATCAAAGTCGAATGCCTGTTTTTTACTAGGCATCAACTCTGATCGACGCTGGTCATTGTCGGTATAAATATAAGTGCTGAATATCAGCTGTAATAACGCATCTTGATCCAGTAATGAAAGCTGACTAGTTGAATCTGTAACTAGCATTTCCAGCGCTAATTCGAGCTTTTCCGGTACGGTCAGGCCCTTATCACGCATCAAACTAAAGTATTCCAACACCAGCCGATAATCCAGGTCAAGATGGTACAGCTGGCCTTTATAAGTGATCGTGTCATCGTCTAGTGTTGTGAGATTCATCATTATCAGTCCTTACTTATTATTGTCGCGCTGCTTTTCAGATTCTTGTTCTTCCTTTACCGCCTTGAGCTTAGCAATTTTACTGAGATATGCAGTTCGATGATCCGTAATATTCGTTTGATTGTTCAGTTGAATCACAATTTCAGTGACCAGCTTAGCTAGGGCATTAGTGGATTGATGCAGCTGGTTAAATAGTTTTGTTCCGGAACCAGCACCAAAGGCCTTATCCAAAAATGGTAAGTAGTGTTGAATAGCGTATTCATTGGCCTCTTTCTCAGCATGATAGATAGCCTGCCGGCACTTATTATCCAAATCATGAGAGTCTTTCATCATCTCCGGATACGGATAAGCATTGGTTTCAGCATCCCCGTTTTGTACCGCTTCTTCAGCCTTAATGGCCCGCTGATGCAGGTCATCCTTTTGCTTGGTGAGTTGTGCCGCCATTTCGGCCATCTTCTGCTGGTTGGCAATCTCGTTGCTTTCAATGATCTGCAAATCACCAGTAACGCTGGCCATGCTCTTATCAGCCAGTGACATGGTGTAGATTTGACCACCGATGTTGAATTTAATGCGTGTTGCTGGTACTTCTAATTTGATGGGTTGCATGGTTGATTCCTCCTAGATTGTTATTGTGGTGCTATGTATTTGGCCGGTCACCCGGCCTAGCTAGTGCTTATGTGTTATGTGATACTACTTAGAGGCATCGGAAGTTACGTCAGCACCTTCATCAGTTGGTGCTGCATTGACGTTATCAGGATCTTCAGGTGGCGTGTTGACTGTAAAGCCAGGCACATCCACCATGGCCGACTCTTTCTTGCTAACATCGTCATAACGAGAGATTTGATAATCGCCGGCGGCCACCACGGTCCCTGCGGCTAAACCGGTAATCGCAACTTCGGTGTCAGTGCCTGTGAATGCAACGTCAGTTACCCCTTTTTTGTAGATTCGTAAAACTTTTGCCATAATAATGACTTCCTTTCAGATTGAATTAACTACTTAGCAGTAACAATAGCCCCTTTATCGGTTGGTGCTGCTTGCACGTCCGTTGGGGCTACTGTTTTGGGTCAGTTTCTGTATCTCCGGTGGTGTCCGTGTTGCCAGCTGGCGGATTAGAACCATCATTGTTCTGTTGAATGTTTGAGTCTGGTGTAGAACTACCAACAGACTGCATTGCCGCAACAGCAGCCATTCCTAAACGACCTTGTAATTCTTCAAGCGTTGCCGGACGACTGTTTGTAACGTCCCCATCCATAGAAGCAGATGTAGCAGCCACTGGTTCATAGGTTGTGATCTTGCCGTCTTCTTGGGGTTGACGCAATGGCACACCTAAAATACCTGAATTTTGGCATGGCGTTTGAGTCAAAACATCATTTAAAGTTGCCAAATCAGTCTTAGAATCTTGCGCCTGCAAATAAGTCGAAGTTGCTTTAAAACTCCCGTTATCATCAGCAGTACCACCACCATCATCAATATCACTCATGGTGGATAAGCCGCTTTCGGTAGTGGCTAAGGTCAAAGAATTATCATTGTTCTGGATATAATGATTCTTCCGGAACCACATTTCACGCTGAGAACCTACTTTAGACTTCAGTGATGCAATCAAATCTTGGGCCATACCACCGATAGAACGATCACCGGTAATGTCATAACTTTCAGTAACACCAGTTACGGTGGTTTGTTCATTACCACCACCATCTTGATAGGCAGCGGTTTTCTTTTTATCGGTGTATTTGGGTGTGACACCAGTAATCCCATCCCCGAGGTAAGCCCATAAGATTGGGTCGCCAAGTTGTAGCGGCTTAAGGCCCACCCAGTATTCATCCAGAAAGTTTGGTGCAATGTTCCCTCGGAAATCTACGTTATCCGTAGGGCCGTACTTTGTTTGTGTATCAACCATGTTTGTTCCTCCTAATTAATAATAATGTCGACACGAAAAACCGCACGAACCACAGAATAGATGTTCGATGTGGTCTGCTGATCATCCATATCTTGTACATTGGCCACGTCGGCCGGTGTTGCAATCATTTCAGCGCGTTGGAATTGAAACGATTTGTTTCGGCTGCTAATGGCAAAACCTGTTGCCCGCTCCATGACGGTCATCATCTGGCTAAGTGTATCTGTCGCAATGGGCTCGCTCAGGTGCTTAGCGTCAATCGTGAATGAATAAGAACGCTTCACACGCCCATTCAAATACCGTTGCCGGCCACCAGTAGGCGACATGATATAAGTGATCGTATTGCCATTCTCGTAAACGCCGGCCTTACGAATAGGCGCATACAAAGAGACGTGATCCGTTAGGTATTGCAATACCGCCTGGTCCACGTCTAATGTTTTCGTATTCAATTATGTTCACCTCACAATTGCGATTGCGGCAGTTACTTGGTGATTAACGTAGGCAGCGCCTGATTTACTGGCCAAAGCTACCTGGTTCCATCGTCCACTGGCATTTGGATGATAGGTCTTGGTGTAGTTCAAGCCTTGTTCGGTTGCCACCTTCTTAACACCCTTTTTGGCCTGCCAACCGTATGGCGTACCTACTGGATAAACCATTGTTTTACCAGCATAAACATAGCGAGCATAAGGACGGTCCCAATGTAAATAAACAGCATTGGTATCTTGCGTTTTAGTATGACTCTTTGCCAGGTCACCCGTTAATTGCGGCACATACTCTTCTGACACTACCAATACAGCATCCGCCGCAACATTGGCCACCGTTAAGGGATTAAGCGACGTTGTAAGTGCACCAAAATCAACAGCAACATTAATGATCATTCCAGCGTCACCTCCCAATGATGTGGTTGCGTTGGGTTAAACGTATAAATCGGGACCACTTCAGATACCTTAAACGTTTGACCAGTCTCTAACCAGGTCACTACATCTTGCAGGTGTAATGTTTTGGCCGGATCAGAGTTCATGCGATCAATAAACAGGGTATGCACGTTAACGCTGGTATACACGTTTGTGTTATTCGAAGCGTTCGCTAACACCTTCTTGGTATCCGGTTGAATCAAGACATGTTGAACCGTAATCTCATCACTGTCAGCAGTCGCTACAGCTGTCCCCGCAGGCGCATAATCACCAGTTTGCCAGTTGGACTGCGCCGGCGATTGATACGGCTTGACCTTGATACTGTGGATCAACATCTCTAACGGGATTGCTTCAATATCATCCAAATTGTCCAACTCCTCTAAATAGCAAACCAGTATCACGCAACGCATTGATAGCCTCTAGCGAGTTCGTGGCAGTAGCTCGGCTTGGTCGGGAACCACTATCCTTCGAATAGCTGAATTTACCCGCAGACGCTGTTTTAATGGCCCCAGCTTGCCGGCCAAGTTCATTGGTATCGCCAAGTGTGATAAAATACTCGATTTGCAAGCATAGCGCTTGTTGTACTGCCTCACGATCTGAGACATAGCGCAAATCAGCTAATGTGTGCTGGCTAAAATAATGCTGTGTGTATTCATTTAGCTTTAACTCTGCCCGATACTCTAAATGGTCCCAATCCATTTTACCGGGGTCTAAACCGTGGAATACCTTATCGTAAAATGCACGATCAATTAACGGCTCTGCCATTGTCATCCCTCCTTGTTACTTTGCGGTGATCAGTGCCCCTTCATCAGTCGCCTGTGCTGCTACGGCCGACGGGGCCGTTATTTTGCCGGCGCACTTGAATCTGCTGCTGCAGAACTAGCTGGTGCTGCACTTGATTGAGGTGCTGCTGGATCACCCTTCTTGGCTACTTTACGACGGGCTGGGTTGGCATTGGCCTTACCAGTGGTTGTTGCTGGTGTAATGGCTGCTACGGCCTCATCCCGAATGACCATAAAGGCTGGGGTAAAGGTTGCCTTAATAGCGGCCATATCACGTTCGGCTAAGTTGATTGGTAAGCCATCTTCACCTTGAACTGAGGTCAAAGTAGCCTCAGTTAAGATTGAATATTCGATTCCGGATAAAATACCGTAATAAACGCTGTTCCAATCAGCTAGAATTTCACTGGCCTTCGTTTTGTCCCAGGAATCTTTAGCGGCCCAGGCAATTGGTAAGCCTAATACATCGGCTACTGTATTACTGTGCGCATCATTAAAGATTGGTTGACCATCAGCGTCTTTTGTTGCACGATATTTACGTTTTTCGGATCGTGGCGCAGCAACTCCGTTTGCATCTAAGTCTTGATCTTCTAAGAACGCCATGGCGTTGGAGACATCATCATACTTGTTATCTGTTTCTGATAGTGTTTGTTTTGCCAACAGAGCAGAACCAAGTACGCTTTGTTGGAAAGGTGTATCTTCACTTCCAAATAATGCGGATTGATCGAACTTCTTGTAGAATGCCTCAGCAATTTCAGCCTTCATCAAGTTAAAGAAATTCGTTACGCTATACTTCAAATTTTCCTTAGTTGTCGGAATAATGACGGCCATTTTGTGTGCTTCCATCCAGGCCTCCATAAAGGTGGGCTTAGATGTTTGAATTTTTTGACCTTCACCAACCCAGTAGGCCCCGACACCAGACATAAACGTGAACTTCTCGCGTTCTTTAGTCATAGGTTGCGCCTTAGCCAAACGCATTAATTGCGAGCCAGTCTTAACGTCAGTAATAATTTGGTCCGAAATAACATTCGGGATTTCTCCTGTCCGGGCATCTTCTAATGTAACTGTGTCCGGATCAAATGATGGATTTGCCATTTAGTAATTCCTCCTTAATTTGTAATTCGATGCGCATTGAGCTTTTCGATATCGGTCATAATAGTTTGTTGCTGGCCTCCAGTGCCGCCTAAATTAGCTTCAACCGCGGCGGCCGGCGCTTGGGTGTTTCCTGTGTAACCAGGGTTTGACTTAACAATTGCAGCGATTGCTTCATCAAACGTCTTAGCCGGATTGTCTTTATTGGCAATATAGGCCTTCGCCAAGATCATGGCGTCAGATAAATGCTCATTAGTGACACCAACTTTAAGCGCCGCAACAGTGGCCTTAAGTTCTGTATTCTCAGTGGTCAAGCCATTATTCGACTTAGTGGCCTTGGTTAGCTCACCTTGTGCTTTTTCAAGTTCGCCTTTGTTTGCTTCAACTTGTTTGTTGTGGGCTTCAATAATTGCCTTTAAGCTGTCCACATCTTCAAAGCCTAATGATTTGAGCATGTCAGACTTGGCATTTGCAGCTACTTGCGTGACATCAACTGGTGGTGTTGCAGGCGGTGTGCCTTGAGCACCAGTATTTCCTTCTGTCCCTGCAGCGCCAGTACCACCTTCACCAGCACCGCCGCCATCATTGCTTTCAAATAATTTCATTCCGATTCGGTTTTTAATCCACACGTTACATCCCTCCTAATTTAGGCATAAAAAATAAGCCTTTTTTGTTCGGCCGTGCTTAGGGCCGTTACTCACGATCATCTTCAATTTCTAAGCTTTTGATCCAATCAACTGGATAACCATTACCACCCATAACAACTGAGCCATCTGGTGCTTTACTGCTGCCTGTCCAATAGATAATAAGGTCTTTGCCATTAAATTCGGGATTATCATCCCCTACAACATCTTCCTCATAGTCTAGTAACCACCAATGTTTAATGGTGCCATCTTTCAGTGTTGCCTTAACATGATGCTGAAGATATTGCATACATTCAGCTAATTCCATTATTATCACTTCCCTTTTTTGGGTACCCCAGGTGGTGCAGGTACAATATGCGCGCCTTTATTGCTATGATGAATCTTTAATCGTGTTGTTTCGACTAAGTTACCCTCTACATCCTTATAGTAACCAATTGGCACACCAGCATCAACAAATTGAAATTGTCCCGTTATTTTACTTGGATCCGCTTGTTGATAGATAACTTTCTGTAGCTGATCAAGATTTACGTCTGAATTAAGATAACTGGAGCCTTTATTGTGACCTTTAGCCAGATCCTGCTTCAAGCGTTCTTCATACTGCTTTGTCCCTTTAATGTGACGTTGCTGACTATCTTGATTAATCGTGATACGAGTACGTTGCTGTGCTAGCCCTTTGCTGATCTGCTCACGACTATATTCACGAGGCATCCCACTACGGCCAATAAAGTCACGCATTTGAGCTTGCGCGTTTAAAACGGCCGTTCTTGTTGCCTTTCGGTCACCGCCAATATGGTTAGCAACATAATCCTCACGCTTAGCAGCTCGGATATTCCGTTCGAGTCGGCGTTGTTCTTGCGTTTGGCGATAAACAAAAGCATTGTGCTCATCGTCTGGTATTGGGTCAGGGTCAGGGCCACCTACACCATCAACAGTTGGCATTAAATAATGCTTGCAGTTGATACCTAGAATACCAGCTGGATCACCATAACTGGTGTCGCTAAATGGTGGATAGTCACCACTGTTTTTACTACCGTCCATGCTGTAAGTGCGGCCTTGATACGGTGCGCAATGCGGTCGTGCACCTACGTGTTGGGAAATGCGTACCAATGAACCGTAACTGCTCATCCGTGCCAACTCGACTGCATTGGCTGCTTGATTCATTTGACTGTTCACGACCGTGCGCATGTAAACATCTGGTGACCAGTGCTTGCCTGCACGATCAATTAGCGCCGGCAGCCCTTGTTCAGCATACTCATCAGCTGCTTTAACGGCTGCGTCAATATAAGATTGACCACCACGGGCAGCGACTTCAGCCCGGTTTACAATATCCATCATCATCTCATACTGATTTTGGGTCATATTGCGCCGAGCCATGGCCATATACCGTTCTAATTCCTTCTGCTGATTGCTAACGATTTGCCTAACTGCACGGTCTTCTTTAAGAGATGCTGGGTTGTTCAACTTACCTGTCTTGGCTAACTGTTTCAGCCAATCCTCTGAGTGTTCGGCGTTATCTAAGGTGGCCTTGCTGAGCTTCTGCTTCAACTTAGCGTCTGAACCATGTCCTACCTTGCTAAGCACACGCTGCGCATATTCACGCAACTGATTCGCTGCTACAATCTTACCTGTTCGCCATCCCTCAAAGTCGTCATCATCAACCTCATTAATGTCCTGTAACTGGTCGACCATGTGGCGGAAGATCATATCGGCTATGTCAGCATACAAATAAGTGTACTCAACTGACAGCTTGTCTAGGTCTAACGGACTTAATGTCATTCAGTCCCACCGCCAATGTCTTCCAGTGTACCTTGGTCCGGCTGCTGCGCTTGAATCTTATCATAGATTTCTTGGGCTTCCACATCAGTCACGTTATTCACGCGTTTAATGGCAGCAATCTGATCCATTAACGGCTTGCCACCACTGGCAGTCATGTAATAGGACAGGTTCTCACTGCGGTCTTTCGCAATACTATCGTCAAAGTTAACCGTAACATCTACATCAGTCTCGTCCGAGTAGTTTACCTCAGGGTCAGCTTTGGCCAACTCAAGCACCCGGATGACCAACTGTTTCAGTGCCTCTTCAATAATCGTTTCATGGCTATTCTTAGTCTGATACGTATCCGAGTTCTCACTAACCACTTCAGTTGCCGTCTTCATCCCATCACCAGCGTCATAGCTAAAGGTGCCGGCACTGAAACCAACCTGAGAGGCGAACAGCTTAAGCGTTGTGTTAATGGTACTTAGGTACGATTCTGCTCTAAGCGCCTGTGTAACGTCCTTGATTGTCTCATTACTGGTACCACTGATGCTGTCATAGTGGAACATCCGGTAGATTTCTTCGGCGTCATCGTAATAGAACTCTGGCTGACCAGTAAACCGATCAACGCCACGCTTCATCATTGAATCTGGTACCATCAACGTCTTCTTGCTTAACTTGATCTCCCGCATCAACGCATCATAGGTTTCATCTAACACCTTTAGCGTATCTAAGGCGTTGGCGTAGATGGGAATGCCTAACGGGGATGAGAGATTGATGTTGTTGGCCAAGTTCGGTTTGAGGTAAATGAACGTTGGCCCACTGTAATCGGCCTTTGAGTAGCGCGTTTCTTCGGCTAGGTCACTGTACAACTGTGTCAACGGTACCTTGTGCCCTAGATCATCGGCCGTGGTGGACTCGTACAACTCATTGCTCACCACATAGGCTGTGTCATCCTCTGTGTGCCATTCTAGCAACGTGTAATAGCTATTATTGCTTTGGAAATTAGACGCAATCACACACTCTGTTACGCCGTTAGCATCCGAACTGATTGGGAAGAACACATCAGCCGTTGCAAAGCGAATCTTCACCTTGCCGTGGTATGTGTACAAACGCATACACAGACCGCCTTCAGCGAACATGTATTCCAGATAGCGTTCAAAATTATCATAGAAATGATTCTCGGCGAATACCTGATGGATGAACACATTGCTAGCCTGCTTCATATCATCTGGGGATGTTGGCTGTGGTGCATTAAGTTTCTTAGTTGCAGTGAGAACAACCTTCTGACTGAATGTCAGCGTAGCCATCTTCTTGGCTGCTGCCTGTGGCATGTTCAGCGATAGCAATTGCCGGCCACGTTTACGGCCAGATGATGTATTGTACGTGGCATTAACGATCCATGGTGCTTGGCCTTGATAAATTGCCAGCCAGTTAGTGATGTTAATGTAGTCCTTGCTATCCGACATAATACGTTTATGATCAGTAGTTGATTCAAGCTTTTCGACAATACCCATACGGCCAAACACCCCCTTTAATTTAAGCCACATATTTTTCCAAAGACCCACTAACATCCCTCCTTACCAATTGACGTAGGTTAGATAGTTCGCATAGAAGTAGTTCACTGAATAGCGAAATTCATCCATGGCATGGTTAAACGCATCGACTGGCTTCTTGGACTGTGGATCACGTACATACATGCCCAGTTCTTTCAAGAAGTTGCGATGGTCATAACTCAAATCAGGGATGCCACTGGCCGGCGTTTCTACCAGTCGGAACATCCCTTGCTCAATAACGTTCTGACAACGCTCAATCCCTACCTCAATACCTTGCGCACTACGTAAATGCTCATGCGCATTGTTATTGGCCGTCTCAGTCATAATACCCACCTTTTCCAGTTCAGCACGTAAGGACTTTGCCGAGGGGTCAAGAATGACAGTCGAACGATGCACCTGATACTGACGCTCGCACCACAGAATGAATCGGCGTAACTCAACCGCATATGTGGACATGGCCCGAGTTTCGTGTGTTTCGGATCCGGAATGATAATAATTGGCCACGCGGTTTAACTTGTACCCCATTTGACCACTGGCATCCCTCACATTAGTTATGATGTTGCAACTAAGCGTTGTGGCATCATTCTGCCCTGCGTCACCGCTAAAGAACATTTCTATAATCTGACCATGCAGTGTCGAATCCATCATGGTATCAGGGTCGAACATCGCGTAAATGATTCCTTCTGGCATCACTCGTTGACCTAACCAATCACGCTTATAACGATATGGATTGACCCTTAATTGGGCCTCAATCTCGGCTAATCGTCTTTTAGAAAGTGTTGGATTGTCCCACATATCCCAATGCTGCCAACGTGCATTATATTCCTTGAAGGTATCAATAATAGGATGATTAGGCGCCGGCGGGTTAAGGTCGCCAAGATGGTATCGATACTTCGCTTTGATGGTTCGGCGGAATGATTCGTCGATGAACTCCTTATTTAGCAAATCAATTTCAGAGTATGCTGCGGATCCTAATGACAGCCCACGAATAGCATTCGCTGAATTAGATTTTGCACCACCTTTAAAGTAGATTCGTTTGTGGCCACTGGGTAAGTCAATGGCCAAATGATCACCACCACGATCCCGGCGTAGCTCACTGCAACCATCAAAGATATAAGCCAGACCTAAGCCATCCCCCTCAATGAATAAGTTGTAGGCCAGTTCTTGGTTATAAGCACTTACCAAATGGTTTTCATCAGGCGACAGCATATAAAACATCCCTAGTCGGTCATCATCAGCTGCCGTCTTACCACTACGAATGGCCCCTTCATTTACATCAAAGAGATGATCAAACGGGGATGCAAGAAATGCTGCTTGCTTGGGAGAATATTCAACGTGTTTAATATCAGTCTTCATGTTGTTCTTCCTCCTTATCCTGCTGTTCCTGACGTGTCAGTAAAACTTTAGACATAGCTGCAATGATCGGGTTGTCTTCGCCGGCGCCTTCAAGTGCATCAGCTTGATGTTCAAGAATACGGGCCTTAGCCTCAGATTGACGCTTATCAAATTTCAACTTCAACAGCTGTTCTTTGACAATATCATCGCTGTTTGGATAACGCTTCAACAATTCAAGCAATGCACGCTGCTTATCATACGTTTCAACGACTGCATCCCCTTCATCAATTCGAATGGACTTTAACAGGGATGTATCGCCTTCGCCAGTGAACTCAACCACGTTCTCATAATAGACACCTTGTTCCCCAGTATCAGGATCAATAAACGGTAGCCATTCATAATGCTTACCATATTCTGAAATGAAGGGACCGCCTTTAATAAAATGTTTGGTCCAGCGCTTATGCTTCACTCGTTTGACTGTAACGTAATCACCAATATCAACAAAGGCCTGCTTCTTTAACTCGTGAATGATGTCTTCAGCGGTAATCGCTTCTGCTTTTTGGCGAGTCTTTTTTAAGCGTTCAATTTCATTTTGCACACCAGCATTCACCAGCATCCTTGGGCCATTTGTATTGGCTGTTTTCCAGCTGCAATTGTAGGCTTTACGATATGCTTTAGTGGCGTTATGGTCCCCTGTCAATAAAATAGACAATTTAAATAGAGACTTTTTTGTCCTATGCCACGACTAAATTTTGAATTTGAGTTTGATACTCATCTTCAAGTTGCTTTGGTGATTTGAATCCACAGTGACT